TACTGCGCCAGGAATCATGCCACAAATTGCAACTCCGACTGGATTATTAGAACCACACAAAATTCAAGCAGCATTATCTGAGTCAATTCTTATAGAAAATTCTCCAAGGATTCCAGAATGGTCATTGGCAGCGGAAATTTTGATTTTTGGAATTTTCGTGTCGTTGACGTGGCTTGTAATCAATTATCTTGGTGTGGTTAAGGGTCTAAGTATCGCTGTAATTTTGCTCTTCACCACAGGCTTCTTAGGAGCTTTTAGCGTTCAGAAGGGCTATTTGATAGATTTTTCATGGACTTTTATCTCACAAATCATAACTTCTACTATTGCCTTCTATATTAACTACAAAAAGCAATATAAATTGCGTCAACAAATTAAAAAACAGTTTGAACATTATTTAGATCCAAGACAAGTAAAACAATTACAAGACAATCCTAGTTTATTAAAACTTGGTGGTGAGAAAAAAGAAGCAACATTTTTATTTACAGATGTTAGAGGTTTTACATCTTTGTCAGAAAAATTAGAACCAGAAGAAGTAACTGAAATTATGAACAAGGCATTGACAATACAATCAGACGCTGTGCAAAAATATGGTGGCATGGTAGATAAGTATATTGGCGATGCAATGATGGCTATATTTAATGCACCTATAGATTTAGAAGATCATAGAAGTAAAGCAGTAGAAGCGGCTATAGAAATAAAAGAAAACATGAAGAAGGCGGACTTAGGTATAGATATAGGCATAGGTATTAATACTGGTGAAGCTGTTATAGGCAACATGGGTAGCGATACTAGATTTGATTACTCTGCTATTGGAGACTGCGTAAATACAGCGGCAAGATTAGAGTCTGCAACCAAAGAAGTAGGAAAAGACATATTGATTGGTTATTCTACTGCCATAGATTGTAAATTTAGGTTAAAATTATTAAAACCGATAAGTGTTAAAGGCAAAAGCCAAAAACTATCGATATATACAGTACAGGAGTAAACATTATGCCAAAAGGAAAAGGAACATACGGAAGTAAAGTAGGTAGACCACCAAAGAAGAAAACAAAGAAAAATAAAAAATGATTGACAAGCTAATAGGTCCAGTAAGTGACATAGTAAACAAAATGATTCCTGACAAGGACTTGCAGGCTAAACTAAACCATGAACTTAAAACCGAACTACATAAAGCAAATATGGCTCAAGTGGAGATTAATAAAATTGAAGCTGGCCATAAGTCTATATTTGTTAGCGGTTGGCGGCCATTTGTGGGTTGGACTTGCGGTATTGCTTTGCTTTATCACTTTTTGCTTCAGCCTATTATTATCTTCGCACTCTCAGCATTTGGAATATCTTTTGTATTACCATCCTTTGACATGGGATCGTTGATGACTGTATTGATGGGTATGTTAGGACTTGGCGGACTTAGAACATTTGAAAAAACCAAAGGAGTTGCTAGATGAGTTGGGATAACTTTAAATTAGAAGAATTTGCTTGTAAGCATTGTGGTGAAAACAAAATAGAACATGAGCTTATAGATAAACTACAAGCACTTAGAACTGACTGTGGTTTCCCATTCAAGATAACAAGTGGTTATAGATGTGCTGAACATCCTGTAGAAATAAACAAATCAAAACCAGGCACACACGCTGTTGGTCTAGCAGCTGACATAGGTGTTAGAGGTAAACAAGCATTAGAGATTATATCTAAAGCTACTAATTATGGTTTTACTGGTATTGGAGTCAATCAAAAAGGTAATGCTAGGTTTATACACCTAGATATATCCAAAGATTCACAAGGTCGCCCAAGACCACATATCTGGAGTTATTAGCATGGACCCAATGATGTATTGGAACATAATCATTACTTTAATCTTTGCTCCTATAGTTCATAGCATAAGAACCAACGCGACAGAATTAAAAAGAGTTGATATACTACTCAATAAGACTCGCGAAGAAGTTGCAAAAGATTATGTAACTAAGGTTGAATTAACAATCAGTATAGACAGAGTTATAGACCGTTTAGACAAGCTAGACGAAAAAATGGACAAGTTAATAACAGGTTAATATGGCATATAGATATAGAAGCAGAAACCCAGAAACAGGCGCAATGGAGTTATATGAAGATGCTGGTAGATCTATACCAGTTGATTTTGGTGGCATGAATTTAACAGGCATGCCTAATCTTGACTATTTACAAAATCTAGCTAATTTAACTCAACAACAACAAGAACCACAACTAGGTCCAGATGAATTTGGTAGTTATTCAATACCAATGTCTGACCCAACATATCGTTCTGGTTTTGACTATGCACGTTCTATAGCTGGCGGTATGCCAATGTCTCAAGTCATTGCACCAGGCGTAAGCTACTCTCCAGAACAACCAATGGGTTATACACAAGAACAATTAAATACAGCTGTTGGTACAACTCCAGTAGAGCCACCTCAAAAATTACCAGGACCAGGAGAAGAGGGTTACGGTCAAGGCATTGGTGGCGTAACAATATTTGATGATGTTTTTGATAAAAAAAGGATGCCGCCTAGGGATACTAGAGATATAATGCCACCATCAAGAAATATATACGGCGGTCCAATACCATTACCTACTTTTGGCGATATAAGTGATATAGATATAGATGCTATAAGTAAAAAACTATTAGAATCAGGAGCAGATTTTACTAACTTATTTGGTATGCCAAAATTTGATATACCAACAACCGAGCCTGTCCAAACAGGCGGAGGATTTATTGGTGGACCAGTAACAGTTTCAGATATTCCTTTTACAGGAATTGGTATGGCTGGAGCAGGCGCTAGACCAGATTTACCACCACCAACCGAAAGTGCTTTATTTGGTACATTACCCCCAGTTAATTCTATAGAAAACATTGTGCAAGATCCAAGAATGGCAAACATACCAAACGTTCCAGTAGATTTACCACCAATAAATATAATGGACCTACCACCAGTAAATATACCCCCAGTAATTGAAATGCCACCAATGAGGGGTGTTGGCAGACCAAATCAAGATAGATTTTCTATACAACAATTACCTAGGGGATTATTTTAATGTCAGTATCACACGAAGAAGTAGTTAAGGCTGCGCAAGCAGAACAAATATTAACTTCAGAAGTTTTTAAAGAAGCAATAGAAAATCTTAAAAACGAATACATTACTCATTGGTTAAACTCAAGAGAGATAGATGATGTTAATGCTAGAGAAGATATCCACAGATCATTATTACTATTACCAGAGGTTGAAAGACATCTGCGTATCATTGCAGAGAAAGGTAAACTCACACAAGCTAATATAAACAAAATTAGAAATATTGGTTAAACCTTCCCTTTTTACACATTATTAAGCTAAAATACTCTTAAATACATAAGGAGTATTTATTATGGCAATAACGGATAAACCGACTGCTTTACAAACTGATAAGGAAGTTACTACTTCGATGTTTGAAAGTTTCTTAACCCCTGAAGAGGATAAGGTTGAGGATGCAGTCACAGAAACAGAAGAAGTAACACAAGAAGAAGTCCTTGAAGAAGAACCTGAAGTATCTGAAGATCTTGAAGAAGATGTAGAAGATGACGAAGAGTTTAACGATGAGGACGAAGAACTGGATGAAGAACAAACCGATGTTGAAGAGGAAGCCTTGCAACCTCAGACATTTACAGTAAAAGTAGATGGTCAAGAAGTTGAGGTGACGCAAGACGAACTCATCAACGGATATTCTCGTCAGCAAGATTATACGCGTAAAACTCAAGAACTCTCTCAACAGCGTAAGACTATTGAGCAGCAGCAAGCAGAGTTAGCGCAAAGAGATGCGATTTATTCGCAGTTGTTACCGAAGATGGAAGCTCAATTAAAGGGCGAACTGGCTAACGAACCAGACTGGAACACTTTGTACGAAGATGATCCTGTTGGGTATGTTCGCGAAAAACAGCTTTGGGATGAAAAGAAAGAAAAGCTTAGTGCTGTAAGTGCTGAACAACAAAGGCTTCAACAAGAGGCTTTGGTTAAACAGCAAACACAACTTCAACAGTTTGTTGAATACGGCAATCAAAAGCTTCTTGAAATAATCCCAGAATGGCAAAACCAAGAGGTTGCTGCTAAAGAA